CTTTTTTAGATTGCTCTATGTATTTATTAACTTCATTTACTTGAGGTGGTGTTAATTGATTAATTGGCTTGCCAAACTTAGCAAATGCTACACGATTAGGTTCTTCAGTCATTGAAGGTGCTTCAGGTGTACCAGTAAATGCTACTGTAGGTGTGCCGCTAGTTACATCCAATAATTGATTGCCAACTTTTTCATATTTAGGTGCTTTAGGCATGAATTGATTTTCAGCCAATTTAGTTCCTAACTCCGGCATTGCTTGTATTGCTGCTTGCTGCTCTATAGGTAATGTAGCTGCGTATTGCTTCATATAGGCTTGACGTTTTGCTTCATCTTGCTTCTTACGTTGCAATTCTTCTAACTTAGCACGAGTGCCAATGCCTTCAATACCGCTTTGTACGCCTTGTTGATAACCTTGCATACCAGCCATACCAGCTTTACCTAGTATCTCGCCAATGCCTACTGGAGTTTGTGAATAGCCACCTTGTGCTAATGCTGACAAGCCAAACTGCAATAAAGCATTTTTCTGTGCTTGTGCTTTAAGTTTTTGTAATTGGTCATCATCAAGCAAGCCTGATAAGTAATCCGGAGTATTGCCACCGCTAAAGAAATCTGAAATTGCCATACTTAACTCCTAACCTAAAAGACCGGCAATCGTACCGATAGTACCAAGAATATTTGCACCATTATTTTTATATACCTGCGATGTAGTTTGTGAACCTTGTGGCACACCAGTAACATAACCCATATATGTATTTAATGCGTTTTGTGGTGCATTTTGTGTAGCGTTCCAACGATTTAATGCGTCTTGCAATGCTAATTGTGAGTAACCTTCGTAGCCTTGACCTGCTTGCATTAATTGATTAATGTCGTTGTAATCTGCGGCTGCTAGTGATGGTGCGTTTTGTGCTGCTGCATTTTGCATACCACGTTCTGTAGCATAGTTTTGATATGCTAGATTGCCAGCAGTATTAGCTAATGAGTTAGCAAGAGTTTGACCTGCACCACCTAATGCTGTATTCATTGCACCAGAACCTAAACGACCTGCTTGTGAGGCATTAGATAATGCTGAGTTTACAGATTGATTGTAAGCATTAGTAGCCTGTTCTGATGCACCTTTAAATGCACTATTAAAGAATGGATTGCCAGCTAGATAAGCACCACTAATTGTGCCTAATTGTTGTGTTTGCGCTGTAGGATTAAGTACATTGCCTTGTGTAGCACGATTTCGTTGTGCTAATAAAGCAGCTTGCGTCGGGTCAGATGCGCCTACATAAGTTTGACCAGGATAATAAGCAGGTTGTATTAAGTTGCCTTGTGCATCAAGTGCTGTTGATGTATTGTATAAGCTAGTAGCATTTTTTAGACCTTGCTCTACATAAGGCTTGAGCATTGGGTCAATTGATTGTACTTGTGTGACGTTTTGTGGTTTTGAACTCATAATCTTAATCCTCTAATCTTAATTCCCATTGTCTAGGTGTAAACCCTAATTTTCTTGCTAATTTATCCCATCCAAGACGATGAGAACCAAACGTAATACTCTTTGCGTTTCCCTGCTTGGCTATACCTTTAATAATCTCAAAGCACTCCGCTACAACTTCTGCACTTTGCGGCTCTTTGCCCCATACTGCCCAAACAAACAAATTATCACCTTCTGGTGTTAGTACAGTAAAACCTGCTGGCTTTTCACCATCTAGGAACACCCATAGCATTGATTTCTGAAGCCATAGAGCCACGAAAACTTCTTCTTGGATGTAATCCTCAGGCGATTTATTTAAAACAGCCTGTAAGCCTTCTTTTGCAAATTCCCACCATTCTCTTAGTTCGTTTGGCGGTATGTATTTAATGTCCATTTAGCCAACAATAATGTATTTATAAGTTAATCCTGCAGTTGAGTTAGCAGGATGCGTAATTACAGCACTACCTCGTGTCTGACTGCTTATGTATGGTGAAACGAATATATTGCTTGTATATCCATCTGTTGATACATATTGCATAGTTACTATCGCACTAGGAGTAGTTGGTCTTGTTGGACTAGTTTGTGCTGGTATAGCATTAAGTGTTACTAACACGTTAGATGTACGCCACATAATTTGCACGTAATCATCTTTTGCTAAGTCTACAAAAAAGTTTAATGCAGCGATAACATGATATGGGTCAGTTGCATTTTTCCTTGGGGCTAGACCAAATGAACTATTTGATTTTGGTATATCTACGCCATTTTTACGAAACCAAATATCTACGTCTTGCGTAGCATTGTCCATATTGGATAGCTGTATGCTAAATTGTAAGTTATACAATCCTGCATAAATAGCTTTTAGTTGAGAACCGCTAACTAATGTTACGCCATTCTCATAATCAACTGTATCTAGCGTTATTGGATAATCTGTAGTAATGCTTGTTGCTACTTGGTCTGTGCTATCTTGCCATGCACCATAAGGTAATGCTATGTTAGATGATGCTGCTGACGTTGGTGTAAGCAATATGACAGAATCGTAGCCAATGCGTTCGTTATACAGCGTAGTAGTGCTTGCGCCACCTGTGGCTAGTTCTATCGTACCTGTGTTATTGGTCTTTCCATCCATTATACCACGTACCACTTCGGCTACTTGCCGTTGGTCACCGCCTTGCTGTGGTAATGTAACGAATTGAACCATTATCTGCCGCCCTGTGTTGCTGCTTCTATATCCATGCTTACTGCTGCTGTCCAATCACCTGTAGGCAATAGTTTAATGCGGTGAAAGCGACCTGCTGACCTTACTGGACAACGACCATCTGCGTTTTGTATGCTAGTAGCACTATAAGTTACATCATCGTTAAGACTTCTACGTGATGCTATCTGTGCGTTACATGAACCTTGGTCTACTATTGGTTTTATAACGCCAACTAATGAGTTCTGAGATAATTCTATGTCACCTGTAGCAATTTCTGCGTTATAGTTTCCACCAGTAAAGGTAATGATGCTACTACCACGTATGCCAGCTAATGTAGCCTTACCACCAACCCACACTCGTGAGTCAAATGAGGTAGTAATGCTGTCTACAGTACCAAATGCGTCTAATGCCTCTAGCGTTAATGCTGGTGTAGCTGCTGTTGATAGATAATCTGCGTCTGTAACTGCATAAGACCAGCGTTTTACTTGCCAATTATAAATCAATAAGCCATTTTGTTGGTTGTTATTTCGGTATTCCCATACAACTAACTTGCGTAGTGGGTCAATAGTAGCACTCATTTGACTTAATTGTGCTTGGTCTGCATCATCTAAGAAGAATCTGTCTACTTTTTCAGCACCAATTGGCTCTAACACTTGACCATTGCATGAGTAAAAGCCATTATCAGATAAGAAGAATGTTGTTTGACCATACTGTGCTACAGAACCTGATTCAATACAACCTAATCCACGAGAAATAATGTCAAATTGAAAAAAGTATGGCGAACCTGAGTAGGTCATACGAGCAATCGCACGTTCCATCAATACTAAACCAAACTCACCACCAGTCAAACCAGTAATGTTGCCGCCATCTGACATTTCTTGGTAATCTGATTGACTTGTTGGGCCTGATACCCAATCTGTTTCATCGTTCAGGTCAGACCATTGCACTTTGCTTGGGTTAGTACCAGAACCTATGTTAGCAGCAACTACAAAGTCACGCACAACCGTAACAAACTTGGCTATAGGTGCATTGACAGATAAATCAGCAAACGCTGTAGATGATGTTAAGTTCCATGCCTGTAGTTTGTCTTCATTGTTTGCGGCAATTACGATGTTCCCAAACTGTGCAAATTCCCAGCCGTCAGTAGAAGTATAACTACCTGCTTTAGATACGTCAGTTAGTGCTGTGGTTAAATCGTTAAACTTAAATAGTTTTGTAGCACCGCCAGCAAATAACACCAAAGTGTTCCCATAAACGCCAGCAAATGAACTAAGCAAAGGCTGTGATGCTGCGGCAGAATAAACTGCTGCTGCTGGGAATGGGCCATAGCCCACTTGTTGTGGTACTACGTTAGTTGCCGTTGTTAGACTGCCGGATATACCCGGTTGGTCTGGTGTCCACTCGCCTAAGTTTATTCTTTGCATATTATCTCGCAGCTATTGTGATTGCTAATGGTGAACCAGCGTTCTCTGAACTGTCATCGCTTGATGTTACTGACGCAATAGACCTGTCGTACAATGCCGCCCATGTAGCAACACGAGCATCATTCATTAAGTAAGGTTCTGCTTCTGCTAGTGCTGCGTATAGCAATGCGTCAGGACAGTTAGTTAGCCATACGTTAGATGTGTTTGTATTGCTTAATACTGGTGGTTTAGCATAGTAAAGAATTTGCAATACATACGCTGAATCAGGTATTGGTGAGAATACGAATTGTGCGCCTACTGTCGTATAGAACTTAGGTAGTGCGGTAATGTATGAGTCTGTATTTCTAAACAAGTTAGATGGTGAGTCATATTTCAATGCGTAAACTGGTGAACCAATAATGTGAATATCACGTATAGATAAGAAGTCAGCAGGGATAGTTACGTTTGGCGAGTCAGCCGTCATTG